CCAGAAACTACAGGAACATCTCCTTCAGAAAGTAAAACTTCTCCAGCATTAAACTCTCTAGTGTTTTGAGTGGAATTTGAATCTCTGTATGAGACGTAGATTATAGTATTTGATGTTGGGGATTCATTTGCTGGCAAAATAAATTCAACTCTTGCCTTTACTTGAGAGTCTTGTCCAATTAAGTACTTTCCAATAAAATTATCTAAATATGAATCTACAGAAATTCCAAGATAACTTGATTCTACTTGAATCCCTTCATAATAATTATTGTATACAACATTACCACCAAGAACTGGAGATCCTTCTTTAAAAATATGGGATCCAAATTTTTCGATTTGATTTTGGAGAATTGACTGTAAAGTTGTTAATTCTCTAGATTGAATGGGGTATCCTGGTTTAAAAAGAACCTTATAAAAGTTCTTTTTATCATCAAAATCATCAAAATAAGGAGTTACATTCAAATTAGTTTCTTGTGGCATGACTGTTATTGATTAGAATTGTAAAACGACTTTGATATCCTCTTTTTGATTTGAAGATCTGCTAATTGAAGGTCTGTTGTCAACGTATATAATATCTCCTGTATATTTTTTCACTTCCGGATTAGCAAATCCACTTTCAAAATTTTGACCAAGGTACACAGTACCATTATTTATTACCGTAGATATACCGCTAAAATCATCATCAACTTCGATAATAATTGAGTTTGATTCAATATTATCTTCACTGGTAAATTGTATTTGGGTATATCCATTAGGAGCATTTGTTGATATTCCAGATGTTGTATACCCATATAAAGTTCTATCTTGCCAATATTTTATAACTCTGGTTTCATTATCATAAGAAACAACTCTTCCAACAGCAGTTCCAACACCAACAATATCTTGAGTAAATGTTGAGTTTGGTAAGATTGTTGCAGAATTAGGTCTCAATTTTAATGCATATACAGCACTTGCTTTTTGTTTATTTAAAACTGATGTTGAATCAAATGCTTCTGGATTTTGAACAATTCCAACTCTTGCAACTTTGTTGCCAACAATAAAGTCAGGATCTCCAATATCATTTTCAATTCTGGAATAAAGAAGAACATTTGTCGAACCAAGTTCTCTATAGATATCTGCTCCATGACCTCCTTTTGGCGGAATAATAACAGAAAACTCTGGAGGATCTGTTAAAAATAATCCAGAACTTGCTAGATCAACTGTTCCATAAGTATATCCACTTCCACCATTCGATACAAAAACGCTATCAACGGTTCTATCGCTACCGATAATAATTGTTACCGTAGCACCAGATCCATCACCTTTAATTGGAATATTTTGATAAAGTCCAGGAGCACCTAAATTTGTACCTCTATCCAATATAGTAACAATCTTTAATTGCCCACTTGAAGATGCATTTTGAATTACAGCAGAATAATCTGAGTTAGTTTTCCAATCTCTAGGAACTGGAATAAAATTAGTACTGTCAAATTTGACAATTTCGCTGGGTCTTATTGTATAGAGATATTTCCAAATATAACCATCTCCACTTGTACCAGCAGCTCTTGGTTCCAAATCTGTAAACGTTGGTTCATCTAATGATGGATTTCCGCTAGAAGATTCTGGAGTTGTTCCATTTTGAAGGCAAATATAAACTCTATAATCTTGAGTTATAACATAATAATCAGAAGCATATAAAGTGGTAGAATCAGTTTGATTTGCACGTTTGTCTATACTTATGTCATTACGATACATATCGTAAGTTCTTCCAGATTCCCAATTTATTCTTCTTATAACAGGAGAAACATCGCCTGGAGATATTTTTTTCAAGGAAAACATAGTGTCCCACACTTTATTTTCTTCATCAAAATTATCTCTTGGAAAGGGTGGCAACTCTTCCCAAGTAGATAAGTATTCTGTTGAATTTGACAAACCCAAAAATACATAATATGCATTATTTGGAGAATTGACCTTTTCAATAAATCCAAGTGCATTAGATATTCTAAGTTGGTCAGTTATAATTGCCGACATTTTCT